TAGATGTAACTAATTTCCCTGTTAAACACTTGCAGATACCACTATTGTCTTTTATTTTTAAATCAATAGCGCAAGCGCTTGCATTTGCCCAAGAACCTACGTATTCCTTAGTATCTGCTTTAAAAACATCGAACGGCTTTTGATTACTAATTAATCTTCCCTGAATCTCTTGAGTTGCGTCTATAAATTTATAACCACCGTATGTAGTTAATTTATTATTAGAAGAAAGGGCACGATATACACCGAACTTATTTAAATTAAGCTCTTCTGCACAAGCGGTTTTATTTGTGTAAGTACCTACTAATATTAACTTATTATCGTTAATTTTAAATACCTTAAAGGGTTTTATTGTACCTTTTCTTTGCCCTTTAGATATATTTTCTCTGTAGGATTCATTCATTTCTTTTCTGTTTCCGCCCGTTCTTATATTGTAACCTATTTCTTTATTGAGGGTATCTAAAGTACTAATCCACAACCATTCTTTGTAGTTTAGTTCTGTCTGATTAGTAGCCCAATCCAACATCTCTATTTTAAAATTTACAATACCGTATTTTTTAATAGAATTACAAATAGGCATAGATTTATTATAACTAGCCGTTTTAGAGTGTTGAATTAACCGATACTCCATACTTTGAGTTGTTTGCCCTACATATATCTTATTATTAATCAAATTTGTTATTTTATATATTATTCCATGAAAAATCATCTTACATTCTCCGTAATATATTAAAGATTACATTTTTAAATCAAATAAATGAGTTAAGTAATGTAATTTTAATTTACATACATAACCTATTGAAATTACTTAATTATATATAAAAACAATAACCTATATTATATATACCACAAACAATTGTCATTTGTCAATGTAACCCACTATATGGAGGAAAAGTATGAAAAGTACAGCAAAAGCACAAGCACAAGCCCGTGAAACTAAAGAGAAGCTAGAAAGACGTTTTAAAGGGTCTGCTACTATTGACACAGTTCGTCAAGCGAACGATGCTCAAGGTTGGCCACTATTGATTTGTTCTAACGGCGGAGCTGAATCTGCTGGTCAACCAGTTATCGCTATTCGTATTAAAGCTCAAGACGCTGTTTCTAAAGATGTATTCGGAAACGACCTAGTTGCTTTCGCACCACACACAATCGAAGTTGCTTACGAACTAGACGCTACTGAAGCCGAGCCTTCTCGTCTTGACCTTGCTAAAGTTATGCAAGAAGTTTCTAAAATTGGTATGAAAATTGATATCAAAGAAATCGCTGACGGAACTGCTGTTTCTGCCGCTTCTATGGATGCTACTGCCGTAGCTCTTTCACTTGAAGTAGAAACTCAGTGGCCTACTAAAGGTATCTAATATCAACTTTTAACTTAATGGGAGTTAAGCATGAAAAAATATACTGAACAAGATTTGCTTAACCTTATTGCTGAAGTAGAAGTTGAGTTTAAAAAACACTTAGACCCTACAGCAGAAGGTGAACAAATTAAGAAGACAGAAACTGCCGTGGAAGCTAAATCAGAATCTAAAGAGACTAAAGAACTTGATTACGATGCTGAAGATATGGCTGAAATGGAAGGTTTGTATCGCTCTATGAGTAAGGCTGAAGCCAAGGCTCATTTTGAGACTCTTAAGAAGACAATCGGCGTTGAAGAAGTAATGACTAAATCTGAAGTTTCTGAAGAAGCTAAAATGATGAAGTCTGAAAATGAAACTTTGAAGTCTGAAAATGAGACTCTTAAGAAATCTCTAGATAAGGTTACTGAGGTATTGAATAAGGCTTTTGGTAAGGGCTCGCAAGCTCCAAAACAAAAAGCTATCGTTAATATGGAAGTAATTAAGAAGTCTGAAGAAGATAACAAGATTAACGAAGTTGATTTGAGTAAAGTAACTAAGAGCGAAATTAGCTCTAAGCTAACAGCTAAAATCAGAAGCGGTAAGCTTGAGAAAAAAGATAAAGACGCAATTAATAAATACTACGATAACGGTTCAATCGAATTAGTAAAACATCTATTATAGGAGGACAACATGGAACAATTTAATGACCTAATGAAGGCTTTGGAAGCTGGTAGTTACAACGCAGCACCAAGTACTTTGACACAAGGTAGTGCTTTGCAGGTAGAAGACCTTTCTCCTGTAATGGAACTTGTAACTTTTGAAGACAAGCACATCAAGCTTCAAAAAATGCTTAGCTCAAAAGACGCTAAGTCAACACTTATCCAATATAACCGTCAGCTTGACTACGGTATTTTTGGTGGTTCAGCTCAGTATGAAGGCGGAATCGGAGAAGAAGATACTTCTAACTTCGTTCGTGCTATCGTGCCTATGGCTTATTACTCAACTACTCGTCGTGTATCAGTTGCTGCTAACATGGTAGCTGCTTTTGACGGTACGAAAGCTGAAGATAGAGCTGCTAACGATGCTGCTATGAAACTTTCTGCTGATATCGAGTTTGACTCTTTCCGTGGTCAATCAGATTTCTCTAACGCAGGTGTTTTTGACGGAAATCCACTAGCTATCTCTAACATGCCAGCTATGCAAGGTCTAGACGTTCAGATTCGTATGTCTGATGCTCTTTCAAACACTCAAGATTTGATGTTTGCTGAGTACGGTTCTGACCAATCAGTTATTCTTTCTGTAAACGGTACTCTTACTCAGTCTTTGATTGAAGATGGTGCAGTTCGTTCAGCAATGAACCACGGTGAAGCTGATAAACTTATCCTTGACCCTATTTCTCTAGCTCAGTACAACAAGATTGCACACGCTAAAGAAAGAATTATGCTTGCTGGTTCTGCTCAAGAGGCAACTGGCGCTCACCTTAGAACACAATGGACTAGTTCATCTGTGATTTCTATGGAAGCTTCTCGTTTCCTTTCTGGTAAGACTCGTCCAGCTCGTGCTCGTGCTGGTTCTCCAGCGGCTCCGTCTTTCGCTCCAACTTCTCCGGTTAACGCTGATTCAATGTTGGATGCCGGTTCTTATGCTTACTATGTAACTTCTGCTAACGAAAGAGGCGAGTCTTTGGCTTCTGCTGCTCAAATCGTTCCAGTTGCTGCTGGTGATGCTGCTGTTCTAACTATCTCTCAAGTTCAAGGTGCTCGTCACTATAACGTATACCGTTCTGCTGTTGGTGGAAGCGCTGCTTCTGCTAAGTTCATCGGTAAAGTTAAAGATTCTGGCGCTGCTACTTCTGTGTTCACAGACCTTGGAAACAGAGAGCCGGGTTCAGTTACAGGTTACTTGCTTCAGTCAAATACAGCTTCGTTCTACCAACTTGCTGCTTATAGCCGCATGAAGCTTGCTATCTCTGACCTTAGCTTACCTGAAGCTCACTTTCGTTTCTTGTGTCTAGCTGTTAAGCAGCCACGTAAGAACGTATTGTTCGAGAATATTTCTGGACAACAAGGTTAATTAGTTCTAAAAATTTAAAGTTTTAAAAGCCCGGTTCGTCCGGGCTTTTTTATTTTAATCTACTGTATATCCTAACTCTTTAGCTTCTGTCTTACTTAGACCCCCCTTAGCCTCTCCAACCTTCTTAGTACGTGCGTAATCAATCTCTTTAAATGAGATATAAGTACCTGTAGGCTTAGTTATCTTATAGACTACACCATCAGGTGCTTGGAATGAGTGATTCAATCCTAGGGCTTTTAGTACGCTTTCTAGCTGTACGTCAGTATCTTTCATTTGAGCTTTAAGAGCCTCTTTGTATTCCACTAGTCTAACTAGGGATTCCTGAAGTTTTTGCTCTCTAGTTCTTTTGTCTTCTTCTAATCCTGTTACGATTTTATCCATCTGGTCCATATTTTCTTGTAATGACATAATTACTCCTTAAAGTATTTCGATATTATTGGTTAAGCCTTCAAATAAAGTTTTTGTACCGTTCTGTAGTACTCTCATTTCCTTAAAAACATTCTTATTTACACCATCTCTATTTTCAACAATTGCAGTATAGTAAACATAGTCAACTTGATAATCAGCATCAAACTCAACTTTAGTTACCATACCGATAAAATGACCTCTTTCAGGCATACCTACAACATTCATAGACTTGATTCTGTCACCGATTTTTGCCTTGTTCATTCCGATCTCCTTAGTTGTTGTCAATATGGAGAGTATACAGGAAAGAAAATGTTTTGCAAACTATTTTCAAACTCTAATGTAGTTAATCCATATTCGTCGTCAATTCCACTAGTTAGGACCCAATCATGAGTAGTTAAATCCCTAATACAACTATCAATCAATTCTTTATTTTCCGTAGGAAAGATATAGCTAACACTTTTAGTCATAAATTTCATTAAGATTCACAAAAATCTCACCTTTTCGTGAAATAATATTGTTTTGAATAAAATCTGAAGCCGTTCTTCCATAGCAGCCCTGAAATAACCAAGCAGCTCCATTTTTAATCAATTCGGAGAATAATTTAATTTCCTCAACCTCAGACAAAGACCCTTCCTCCCAACTCATCATCTTATCTATTTGGTCATTTTTAGTGTACATGTATTTCCTCCTGTGAATTATGTTCTAATGCCATAAGAGTCGCTTTTAATGACTTATAGGCATGAGCTAGATTAGCATAATACTGGGTGGATTGTAAAGTAGGAAGTTTTTGATTTTTTGCAATCATATAATCACCTAATTCAATTTCAATCAACTGTAGCTGTTTTGTTAGAACTCTAATCATGTGCGACATTTAAAATTCTCCTTAATAGTCTTATTTTGTTTTGCAGGTCCAGCCAATCCCTAAGCGCTGGATTAGGACCCATTCTTTGTTGTTTTTTTACTAAAAGACCTAATAATTTCTTTACCTTATCTTTAGATAAAGGTATGTGCGTGACGTTGTTCATACAACCTCTTTGTAACTATTTTACAGTAGTTTTCGTTACAGCGCAAGTACTTAAATGTAGGATTGAATCTTTTTTTGAAGCTGAAGCATTGAATCGTAATGGAAAACCGGGATGACTATCCATCTGAAGTTAGCGTTAGAGTAGTAATTTACAAAATGCTCTAAGCCTTTATATATTGAATCTTCGTGTACTGTATTAATAGTCTCAACTCTTCGAGCATCAAGGAAATCGTATTTATTAGGCTTAAGAAGAAATGCTTTACAGCCATAAACCCTTACCATCTCAAGAAAATCACGTAGTTCATCGTCATATTCTAAGTATGATTTTCCAAAAGAAATCGCTGACATATCTTTACTTACAATAGTAAATGCAATAGAGCCCGTTAAAATAGCAATATTACTAGGGTCTAAATCTAACCATTCTTTAATTTTAACCTGAAAATCAGCCACCTGCTCAACGGTTAAAACACTATCCATTCTAAATATCTGATTTTGTTCAATTTTTTGACTCAATAGGAAGCTTTGACTGCTTTTTCCTATTTTTGACGGTCCTTCAATGATGTAAATTCTTGGTTTCATACCTTATCATACCACAAAAACTAGCCAAAATCGCAATCTTAAACATATAGGAGAGAAATTATGAAGACAAAAAAAGAAAAAAAACGAGAGTATTATCTTAAAAACAAGGAAAAAGCTCAGCGGTACTATATTGAAAATAAAGAAAAAATAACACAAAGAACTAAAGCGTATTTCAAAAATAATAGAGATAAATATAAAGAATACGCAGCTAAGAAATATATTAAGCACAAAGATAGGATTAATAGCAAGAACAATGAGTACAAAGAACAAAATAGAGAACTTGTAAATAAGTATCAAAGTAATTACTATAGGCAAAATAGAGGTTATTTTAATTCCAAAATAGCGGAAAGAAGGGCTTATAAACTCAAAGCAACTTTAGTTGGTTTTGAGGCGCAACTATACGATATATATAAGAAGTGTACAGATTTAAATACTAATAACAACCTTCTAATGGTTGTTGACCATATAATACCGTTAAAACATAAAGATGTATGCGGATTACACGTACCTTGGAATTTACAAATAATTGATAAGTCTATGAATTTAAAGAAGAAAAATAGCTTTGATGGAACGTATAACAATGATAGCTGGAGAGAAGTTACATAAAAAGCAATCTTTAAGATAAACCCATGGTATAAAAGAGGTCTTATGAGACTTAGTGCAAAAGTATTAAAAAACGTAAATAATGTAAATTCTTGGCAGAACGCAGCTCAAGCGTTTATGGCTGAAGGTCAACCAAATACGCTTTATTTACAATTAATTGACTTAGATGTAAGTACGGCGGTAGATGCTGAAAAATCTCCAGCATTTCCACAAATGCCTATGCGTTATATATCGCAAGCTACAGCTTTATCGGCTTCTGTTGATTTTCAATCAATTGACGATGCGGCTGCTTTTAATATAGTAGGAACTCAACCGTTCGCTGACGATAAAAGTATCTGGAAATTTACTTTAAGCGCAGCTCAAGTACCTAATAGCGGAGCTATTAAAGTTAATGTTACTGAAGACGGAGTAGTAAGAAGCTTCGTAGTTAAGAACGCAATTACTGTTGAATTCTTAGAAATCGGTGGGTGTTAATATGGCTGATTATAGCAAGAGTAAAAGTTACGGAACTAAAGCTCTCCCGGCAGACGCTAAAGAAGTATCTAATTTAAATCAGAGAATTGAGCCGATTATCACTCCTGAACTACTATTATCTAGGTACTTACATGGTATCGATATGACTAGTTACAATAGCGATGAGCTTAAAGACCAGATTGTAGTAGCTATCCAAGAGATGGAAATTATGACTGGATTGCATATAGATAAAGTTCAGATGCAAGAACGTATTCCTTATGATTCTCAGCTATATAAGAGCTTTATTCATATCAAGGTAAATCATAAACCTATCCTAAGCGTTGAGTCAATTAAAGTTATGTCTACGAATCGTCAAGAGATTTATAGACTACCTTTAGAATGGGTTGAATCAGGCTTCTTTCATAAAGGTCAAATTAACGTACTTCCTATTCTTTCGGTATTTGGAAGTTCAGGTACTGTTGTTAACGGAGTACCAAGCGGCGCTTTGATTTTCTTACAGGGTCAAACGAATTTTCCATGGCTTGCGGCTTTTTGGGAAATCGAATATACGACCGGTGTATGTCATAAAGAAGGTCATGTTCCTGTGTTGTTTAACTCAATTATAGGTATGACAGCGGCTATTAATATTTTAGGTAACTTAGGTACTAATAATATCTATAACAGTCAGTCTCTCTCGCAGGACGGCATAAGCCAATCATCAGCAAGTGCTGGAACTAAAATATACGAGCCTAGAATAGCTCAACTTTCAGAACAACGTGAAAAAATCCTTCAACAGCTTAAAAAAGTTTATTTTACAAAATATCATTTAAGCAACATATAAACCCTTGTAAAATCCTCTATTTATGGTATAATAAATTATGTTCATATATAAGGTAACTAATTTAATCAATAATAAAGTCTACGTAGGTCAGACTATCCAAAGTATAAAAACAAGATGGAATTGTCATTGTAAACCTAGTAGAGAGAGAGTTAGTGCTATCTCTAAAGCTATTCAAAAGTACGGAAAACAAAACTTTAAAATAGAAGAAATTGATGGAGCTAATTCATTAACTGAATTAAATTATTTAGAAACTTATTATATCTATAAATTCAATACTCTATCTCCTGATGGATATAATCTATCGCATGGAGGTAATAATAAAACTCTTAGTCGTGAGTATAAGAAAAATCGTCAGGAAATTAAAGAGAAAAGTATTGTAGATACAACAACTGGAGATATTTATAAAAACCCAGAAGTAGTATGTAAGAAATTCAGCATCAGTCGTGAAGTATTAATGAATAATATAAACAGAAGAACTTCTTTCTGTAAAAATAGAAAGTTTGATTTTTTATGTAATTGGGATGGTATTATACTTCCTAAAACTAAGAAAACAAACCCTATCGTAGATACAACTACAGGAATAGTTTATTTAGATAAGTATGATTTAAGTAATAAATTAAACATTTCTATCGTTTCTATAAATGAAAATTTAAGAGGAGTTTCTAATAGTTGCAAAGGCAGAAAGTTTATAAAACTTACCGATTGGGACGGCAAAATATCAAATAAGGTAATTATAGAAAAACCTACTTTTCGCAAGAAAGTAATTGAGCTATCTACAAATAAAATATTTAGTTCTATAAATTCCGCTGCCGAAGAGTTTAAATGTTCTCCTCAATCTATAACCGACAATCTCCATAATAGAACAAATTTAGTAAAATATAAGTATAAGTTTAATTATGTATAAAAAAACCTTAAAAACAATTCAGAAAAATACAAATAAGGAAAAGTATCTAGAAGATATTAAAAAAAATATTTCATCTAAGGACTATCCTTTTAGACAGTCTCATATAATAATATCTGCTGAAAATCCATTATATCCTACCGAAACATCTTTAAGTCATGAGGACGTTAAAGCATTGCTTGAGGGTAAGGGATATGATATTGAAGATATGAAAGGTAAGTATGGTGGCTTAGAAAGGTCATTATTGATAAAAAATCCTCCTAAACACGCCAATAAACATTTTTATGAATTAGCTCGCAAGTTAGGTCAGGAGAGTATTATTATAAGCGGTGATGGATATAATCACGAGCTTCACTATGTTAACGGCGACAAAGCTGGAAAGCATCAGAAGGGTCAAGGAACTACTATCCATAATCAAGAGCCCGAGGATTTCTATTCAACTCTAGAAGACGGTACTCACTTCACCCATCTTATGGGCGATGATTTACATACTCAATCTAAGTTTGTTAAACCTCCTAAGAAAATGCAAAAATCTGAGGGTAGTTCTTTCTACCTTTGTAAGAATGAAGACGATTCAGAACATCCTTTAGACAACCCTAGCCCTAACTTAAATCTTATCCATTACTCTCCTGAGCAAGGTCTTAAATCTATTGAGCCTAAATTTCATGGTGTTCGTAAGATTGGCTCTGAAGCTAAGCAAGGCGCTCCAACTCACAAATTAGCTTTTTTCTATGCTGAAGGTGCTAAGCCTGAGAGTTTGGTGACTTCAGGTAGTAAATCTAAATACGTAACTAATCTAGGTAATAGAAAAATATACGATATCGCTAAAGATAAAGATAAGTTGTGGAGTAAGGCTAAAGCCCTTGCTGACCAAAGACAAATCA